CCCTTCCTATTGGTTCCTTTACTTTCTAGCTGTGCGCTAATTTTTGACCCTATTGAAAATAATCTAGGGCCAATTGAACGCATTGAAGAAGCTCAAGTTGAACAAATTGTCCTTACCGAACTAGCTCACGTAAAACGTAATACAGACACATCAAAACCTGTAGTTGCTGTGTACGCCGACGCTTTTAAAGATGATACAGGACAGCGTAGAAGTAATAGTTCGTTTGCTACATTCTCTACTGCAGTTACTCAAGCCCCGTATGTATACCTTATTCGTGCATTAAAACATGCAGGAACTAATGCTGATGGTTTTTTTGATGTAGTAGAACGAGTTGGTTTAGATCATGTAACTAAAGAGCGTCAACTCATTCGTAGTACTCGCCAAGACTTTGAAGAAAAGCAAAAATTACCGGCCCTTTTGTTCGCAGGTTTAATAATAGAGGGGGGTGTGGTAGGATATGAGAGTAATATTGAGTCTGGAGGCGCGGGAGCACGTCATTTAGGGATTGGCGGCTCAAAAGAATTTCGACGTGACACTGTGTCCGTTTCCCTTCGTGTAGTTTCAGTAGCCACAGGTAAAGTATTAATTGACGTCTTAGTTACTAAGACTATTTTAAGTGCTTCTGTAAGTCAAGACGTCTTTAGGTTCATATCAACAGGAACTGAGTTGGTTGAGATTGAGAGCGGTAGAGTACGTAACGAATCTATTAATTTAGCATTACGTGCAGCTATTGAAACAGCGGTATTAGAAGTAATCAAGGAGGGTGAAAACGCTGGTTTTTGGAGATTAGAAAATGAAAACGAGCAAGAGAAGAAGCCTTCTACTTAGCATTTTTCTATTATTTCCTTTGGTTACGTTTGCAGCGGATAACGAGATTTATATAGATCAGTCAGGAGCGACAGCTAATATAGACTTAGAGCAATTAGGATCAGGGAATATAATAGGAGGACTGAACTCGGTTGCAGGCACACTTACACCTCTAGATTTAGATGGTACTAGCTTAACGCTAGACATTAATCAAATTGGAGACAGTAATAAATTCTTAGGTGACATCTGGGGAGATTCACTAACAGGGTTTTTTGAATTTGACGGCGATAGCAACACCTTTACTTTTCAAGGTGATCCTACAAATACCTACGGTATTGACAGCTCTAACTGGAATGTTGATGTAACAGGGTCAAGTAACACGTTTACTTTTGACCAGGGCACTAATGCGTTAGCTAGCGGTTTGGATTTAGATTGGATTATACAAGGGGATAGCAACACTTTTACTATAGATATTGATTATGATGGAGCAACAAATTATGTTGATGTTGATGGTGACAGCAACACTCTTACTTTTGATGCAGATGGTTATGCGGGTGGTTATTTTTACCTAGACCAAACAGGTAATAGTAGAACGTTTAACATTGAGCAACAAAGTACATTAGATAATGACTGGCTTAAAATTATTTCTTCTGGCAACAACGGTACTGTTTGCGTCATTCAAAACGACGGCGGAACAAGTACAGGTTGTTAATATAGGGAACGTATCTGAGTTAACAGGTTTTGCTAGAGTTATAAGAGAAAAACCTTATGACGCAGAATTAAAACTAGGGATACAATCTCAAGACGATGTACGCACTAGCAATGGGCGTATAGGACTTCGTTTTCTAGATGACTCAGTTGTACGTTTAACTGAGCATTCTAAACTTATTGTAGATAAATACATCTATGATCCTGATCCATCTAAATCTAAGATGGCATTACAATTTGCCAGCGGGACTATCCGTTACGTATCCGGCAAAATAAATACAATTCGTAAAGAAAATATAAGCATACGTACACCAACTGCAAATATTGCAATTAGAGGCACAGACTTTACTTGCACTGTAGATGAGTTAGGTAGATCTTTAATTATATTGTTACCTGATGCTAATGGTATTTCTTCTGGAGAAATAATCGTATCTACTGCAATGGGAGATGTTGTACTAAACAAACCTTACCAGGCTACAACTGTAAGTGTATTTGAAACTTCTCCTAGTAAGCCAGTTGTTTTAGATATAACACTTGAGCTTATAGATAACATGTTGATTGTGACACCTCCTGAAGAAGACGTACAAACGGAGACGGTAAACGCTGTTTCTAGTAGTGCAAGTTATTTAGATTTTAATGATTTAGATATAGATTATCTTGCAGAAGATTTTTTAGATAATGAGTCTGACCTTGAGTTTACTGAGCTAGATATAAATTACTTAGATACTAACTTTCTAGAAGACCTGTTAGCTGTATTAGACGAACTAGATGTACTTCAAGATGATGGTTTAAAAAGCGATGTTACTTCTACTGTAGTAAGAGGCACACAAATAGGACAAGACCCACAAACGCAAATTACAACTATTATCCAGGGAGAAGTGTTAAGTTTGCGTAGATCGGTTAGTCAATCTGTTCGTATAGATTTAAACATTTCTCAAGGATATACCGTTATACTTATACAAGACGGTAAATCTAACCAAATTATTGTAAACGGTGGTGGATCAAATATTACTATTAAACAGAACTCGGGGTAAAAAATGAATAAGTGGTTAACAGGAGTACTTACTGCTATAGCATTATCAATGCCACTTATATTAGATTGGGGGGCATTAGAAGTACTTAGGCTTAAAACCTTTGATGCACTTATACAAGAACAAACTCCCAGCGGCCACTTTGTAATACTAGATATCACTGAGAATGATATTAGTAAAGAAGGGGGGTGGCCTTTTCCTAGAGAGCGGCTAGCAGAAATACAGCTTGATCTAATCGACCGTGGAGCTTTAGGCGTGGGTTGGGTAATTATGTTCCCACAAGCAGATAGATTTGGTGGAGATGCTGACTTCGCAATGAGCCTGCAGCAAGGCACAAATGTATTAGCTATACCTGAATACGAAAACCGAATATACCCATCGACTGACGGTACTGTAATACTTGGGGATAACCCTGTGGATATGATTACTTTATCAGGGCACTTAGCTAATGTAAGTCTGCTAGAACTCTCGGCTTATCAGGGTATTGTGTCTGCACCAACGGATGTGGATAACTTAATTAGACGCGTCCCACTTATTGTACAAACCCCCGAAGGCTGGGTTGCATCGTTTGCTACACAAGTACTAAAAGCCCTGACCGGGGAAGGTACGTATCAAATAAAAACTTATGAAAGTGGTATACAAGCTGTTCGGATACCTGAGCTAGGTGTAATACCTACTGACAAGTACGGCAGAAAATGGATCTCTTGGGTTAATACTCCTAAAACTACGTTACAAGACCCCCAGGTAAATGGGAAGTTTGTGTTTGTTGGAGTTACAGCAGCTGGTGTTATGCCTCAATTAGCCACGCCCCACGGTCTACTTAATCCTCATCACATACAAGCAGCCTTGGCAGAAAGTTTATTACTGCCTAATAGCCCACAAATACCAGCAGACAGACTTACGTATGAGTTATTTATATTTTTAATTTTGTGTACATTTGGTCTCCTGCTTGGACGTAAATGTACGCCTGCATACATGGCAGGGGGAGCTGCAGTACTTCTTGTAAGTACAGGAGCACTTGAATGGTATTTTGTAGTTAAAAACTCATTACTTATAGACACTACTTATAGCGGTATATCACTAGTACTTATATTAAGTCAGCAGTTCTGGCTTAATTTTAGAGAACAATCACTCCTTCGCCAGCAAATTAAGAAACAATTTGAACATTACTTAGATCCTCGCCAGGTAAAACGTCTGCAAGATGATCCAGATATACTTAAGTTAGGTGGTGAAAAGAAAGAAGCTACGTTTTTATTTACAGATGTAAGGGGTTTTACCTCTATGTCTGAACGATTAAAGCCTGAAGAAGTGACTTATGTAATGAATAAAGCTCTGACAGCGCAACAAAAAGCAGTACAAAAACACAACGGGATGGTAGATAAGTACATAGGAGACGCTATGATGGCTATCTTTAACGCTCCACTAGACTTAGTTAACCACCCTCGAGCAGCGTGTGACTGCGCAAAAGATATAGTTAAAAACATGGAAGTTTTAAATACAGAACTAGAAACCGAAGGCCTACCTCCGATTGCAATTGGTATTGGGGTAAACACAGGTGAAGCTGTGATAGGAAACATGGGCAGCGAGTCACGGTTCGATTACACAGCTATAGGAGATGCAGTTAATTGTGGTGCAAGACTTGAATCTGCAACCAAAGAAGCTGGAGTAGACATACTTATAGGTGAAAAAACTGAATCTTTATGTGGATATTACTTACAAGAACTAGATCCGATGCCTGTAAAAGGTAAGGCAAAACCTTTGAGAGTGTTTACATTTATGGAATAATGTAAGTAAGGAGGACACTACTATGGAATTAATAATGAATATAGTAAGCTACGCAACTATTATTGTAACAGTAGCATCTATTGTTGCTGCATCTACACCAACCCCAAAGGATGACGTGTGGATTGCAAAGCTATACAAGTTTATAGACATTCTAGCTATAAACATTGGCAAAGCTAAACAGTAATGGCCAGAAATTACCGTAACGAGTACGATAAATATCAAGGTAGTTCAGCTCAAAAAAAGAGACGAGCTATGCGTAACAAAGCCAGGCGGGCTGCGTTACGTGCTGGCACTGTTAAAAAAGGTGATGATAAAGACATACATCACAAAGATGGTAATCCGTTTAATAACGCAAAAAAGAATATTGCAGTACGACATAAGAGTCATAATAGATCTTTTGCACGTACAAAAACGGCTAGGAAGAAACGGTCGTAGGGTCGAACTGACCTAATTCAATAAGTTTAGTTCTATTACTTAGATGTGCAGCTTCTACTGCAGCTTTGTTTTGTCCAAAATAAGGAACAGCTAAGAACTTGTCGCACATAGCCTGGTTAATATCAACGCCGTCAACCACTACTGTGCCTAACACCCGCCCATACTTACCTTTAGAATCTTTAAGTTCAGTCCTTATAATGACAGAACCACTGCTAACAGCATCTGAAAGAAATTTGCTAGCCATTTTTCCACGAACTTTTTCGTCTTTGTCACGAGTACGTGACTCGGGAGTATCAATAGCATATAAACGCACCCTAGACTTATAAAGAACAGAAAAACCAAGATCGAGAACAACGTCAATAGTGTCCCCGTCAACAACCCGTTCAACTGTGCAATTATATTCGTACATTTACTCTTCCAAGAAAGATCCTCTAAGCTTTGTAAGATACCAGTTTGCTTTATCAAGGTCTTCTTTTCCTCCTTTATGTTCGTATCTCCAAAGATACTTTAACATATTTCCTTTTAAATAGCCTCTAAATGCTTCTTCTGACATAGACGCTTCTATTGCTTCTATGCACTCTATTCCGCCATCATTGTAATGTGGTGGACTGTTTACCATATCAACCATCGGTTCCTCCTAAACGTGCGTTTAATAAAAAGACAGCTTGTTTAAAATCCATAGCGTCTTCTAAAAATGTTTGTTTGGTATATTCGTTTACTTTGCCAAAGTTATAGCTCACTTGAACTACTTTATCTTCGCAACCTGCTAATACATACACGGACACCTGGTGATCTCGACGGTCTGTAAGCCAAATTTCTTGTTGTTTAGATAAGCCAAAGTTTATTTTAGACGTGTCTCTTGCTGGCAGCTTGGGTTTGTACTTGTATTCTACAAAGCACATTCCAGCAGGACCACTGTAGTAAACGTCAGGCACACCCCCGTGATAAGGGTCGTTAATCTTCCACTTATAAATATTAGTAGAGAGCGCTTTGTTTACTTTATTAATAAAGCCTGTTTCATTCACAGGCTCAGCATAGCATAAAAAATACATACACGCCGCGACAGTATATGTCGCAGCATGTACGCACACAGTCATTTAGGCTCCTGTGTTACCTGATACACCCTTGTAGACTTTCTTAGCTATTTCGTAGTCATCATCTGTAACCCAACCTTCTTTCATAACACTGAGGTTTTGAAATGGTTGTCCAGCCCTATTTTGGGTTTTTACAGAAGAGACTTTCCACAACGTAGAAAATCTGTCGCCGCCAAGCTGAGCAATCTGCGTGTTCCATTCACGAGATACTCTTAACTTAGAAGATGCAAAGTCCATTAAAAATGGTGTTGATTCCATTTCTCCTGTTGTTGCATCTTTGCGAATCAATAAGTGAGACTGAGTTTGGATTATTTCGTAATCATTGGGGCTACCGTCTTGGTTCCCAATCATTTCATCCGCATCAGCTCTTGACGCACAACTAGCTACAAGGCCACCACCTTTCTCACGTTTTCTCCAAACGACAAAGTCTTCAGTAAAATGTACGTTAATAACGTATATTTCTGTACCGTAGATTTCGTTAGTTACCGTGTTTAACAAATCACCAGGCTTAGCTCCTTCAACGTATGC